GAGACCAACACAGTCTGGATTACTCTTGGTACGACAGACCAAACTAACAATAAGTTTGAGCCTAACCAAACATTTGCTACTCAAGCAGAGGCACAGGCTGGAACTGATAACACTAAAGCTATGACATCTTTACGAGTAAATGAAGCTACTACAACCCTTTTTAATGTGACAGGTGCTGCCCCTGTTTATGCTTGTCGTGCATGGGTAAACTTTAATGGCACTGGCACACCATCTATCCGTGCATCTGGAAACGTTTCAAGCATTACAGACAGTGGCACTGGAAACTACACTGTAAACTTTACTGTAGCCATGCCAGATGCAAATATAGCAGCTATTGCAAATTATTCTGTAAATGATTCGGCTAGTGGTAGCAACAATGACGGACAAGCAGCCTGTAGGGCAGTAACAACCACCTCTGTAGGTGTCTTTGTAGCTGATGGCAGTGGTGCGGCAAGAGACGCAATTCGAGTGTCTGTTGTTGTATTTCGATAAGGTATGTAATTGATTGAAAAACGGAGGTTCTATGCAGGTTATCATATTCCAACAAGAAAACGGCGGTGTTTCCGTCATCATTCCTACGCCTGATTACACAGATCAAATTGAGGCTGTCGCAAACAAAGATGTACCGAACGGCAAGCCTTGGCGCATTATCGATCATAGTAAGCTACCACCCCGCGAATTTAGGGACCAATGGCAATGGACAGATTCTGGTCCACTTACTGTTAAGACAGAAGTAACAGTTGAACCAGAAGTAGTTATCTAATGCGTATTAAAAATATAGATGCTATCAAAGAACATGAAGCACTGAAACTTACAGCGTACCTTCCAACCAAGAATGATGTATGGACTATTGGTTGGGGCCATACGAAGACTGCCAAGCAGGGTATGGTAATCACTGAGGCTCAGGCTGAACAGCTTATCAGAGACGACCTAGCATGGGTAGAAGACGCCATTGACAACTTAGTTAAGGTTTCTATCACACAGAACCAGAGGGATGCTCTAGGCTCTCTTATCTTCAACATTGGTGCTACTAGTTTCTCTAAATCTACTGTACTTCGTAAGCTAAATGCCAAGGACTATCTTGGTGCTGCTGATGCTTTCCTTATGTGGGATAAGCAAAAGGATAAACAAACTGGGGAGATGGTTCGACTAAAAGGTCTAACTAAGAGACGACAACAAGAAAGAAACTTATTCAATGGGTAACTTAGTATGACCGAAGATGACACCATTAGACGAGTAGAGAGACTAGAAGAAGAGATTGGTAAACTTTGTACAATAATCAATGATCTTAATCTTACGATTGCCCTCTTGAACAAGACAGTTGAGAATATGGGTGCATCGGAAAAGCGTAGAGCAGAATTAAGGGACAAGTCAATCTTGTTCATTGTTGGTGGTTTTATTTCTGCGGTGATTGTTTGGATTATTAATGGTGGACTAATCAAGTAAGGATAGGCCATGAGTATCAAGAAGACTTTCAAGAGGGAGATAGCCGTAGCCCTTCTACTTTGGCTAGTTTATGTCGTAGAGGTAAAAGATGTTTCAGTTATTGAAGTCCTTGTGTGGCCGATCTTTGCGTTCCTTGGTGCTGCTTTCGGTCTTGACGCTTACTCTAAGCAGTTGCAGCAGCAGCCCACTGAGCCTACTGACAGGCGGGGGTCCGAAGGTAGCAGCGAATATACAGGCGGGGAAGACCAACAGTCAGACAGTAGGAACGACAAATAATGTTGAGCAGAAAGTAGATAAGCCTATCATTAGTCGTGACCTTGTGCAGTCTAGTGACAATACTGATGTTAAAGCTGATAATGTTGAGAAAGTCCAGATTAGCAACACTGAGCCTTGGGTGATCCTGCTGCTTATCCTTGGGTGGTTACTCCCATCCCCTAATGAGATAGGCAGAAGTATACTAAGTCTGTTTAAGCGTAAAGACAAATAAAATTAGCCACACTTAGGTTTGATCCTAGGTGTGGCTTTTTCAATTTAATGTAGGTTTCGTTCTTCGTCGTAGTCTTCATACTGTGACATTTCATACAGGATGCCGCCAACAACAATCTGAGTGTCGTTAATCTCTTTAGCTAGGCTATGCACCTTCCAAGCTAGATATAGCGACACAACAAGCTGGATGATTACGATTACGTACCAAACCTCAATCATTCGATTGAACCTTGATAAGTTCTGCCAAGTACCATTGTGCTTTCTTCAAGTCTTCAATCCCATTCTTGTAGCGCCAGCGATGCAGATACTTAGCAATATTCCCACGAAGATACCCAATGTATTCTTCTTTTGTGAGGAAGTCTTCGATGTACTCAATACACTCAATCTGTCCTTGACCGTAGTGAGGTGGACTATTTACTTGGTCCCTATTAGCAATATTCTTAAGTGCCTGTTGAATACCATCTGTATCCCATTTAGCCATCGGCTTCTCCTTTAATTCCTCGTGATCCCAAGTTGCCATACTACAGCTTCTCCTTTACAAACACCTTTACCCACATAGACGTGATGTCTGAACGAACAATATCATCGACTGTAAACTCAATGACGCTGACAGGCAGCATATACTTTTTAGCTAAGTGGATGACTTTAGATAGGCCATCAGCTTCTTTAAGATCAGACTGCTGAATGTCACCATTAAGAACGATACTAGAGTTTTCTCCTACCCGTGTCAATAGCATTTTAAGTTCATGGGTAGTAATGTTCTGTGTTTCATCGACAATGATAAAAGCATTATCAAAAGACCTTCCTCGCATAAGAGCAAGAGGTGCAATCTCAATGTTTCCAGCCTTGATAGCTGTATCCACTACACCCTTACCCAAGTGCTTCTCTAGAACGTCTAGGACTGGCAATGCCCAAGGCTTAGTCTTTTCCTCTAGATCACCCTTCAAGAAACCCAACTCTTTACCAACAGCAACGTGAGGTCGAGTAATCACAATCTTGTCAATCTTCTTAAGAGTGTAGAGGTCAGCAGCATAGGTTGCTGTAACGTAAGTCTTACCAGTTCCTGCTGGACCCAACACAAAGACTTGACTGCTTGTCTTTAGAGCATCCAAGAACTCTTTTTGTTTCTCTGTCTTAGGAACAATGCCTGATACGCCCTTTACATCAGCATTCTTATACTTGGTTACACGACGAGTAGACTTACGAGAGCCAGAGCCTTGGCCTTCATCATCAGGGTTCATGTCTTGCTTTCTTTATCTTTAAGCAGTGCTTCTAGTTCTGTGTAGCCACCAATAATCTTATCGTCGGGACCAAAGATAAGTGGGACTGTGGTGTAGCCAGCCTTTTTCATCAAGGTCACAAGAAACGTGTTATACTCTAAATAATGCTCTTGCCAATTTAAGTCTTTGTCATAAAGCAAGTCCGTTGCCTTTTCGCACCAAGGGCAATCATGTTTACCAATAATTGTATATTCCACACTATCTCCTATCCAAAGTTATTAGCAGTTTAACCACTTGCTTAGGTGACAGGCTTTAGGTCAAGTCAACAATCTCACAAGAGCCAGAGACACAACTTAATGTTTGTGAACCCGAAGTATTGTCTTCTTGTTCGTAGTCCGAAAGTTTAGCCCAGTCAATAGCTTTAGGCATAATAGCTAGTAGATTGTCGTAATCACTTTTACCAATCTCTTGGTAAGGTGCTTGCTGATAGGTATGCTCGTTGTATGGCAAGAACGATACACCTGACATTTCATCAAAGTGATGATAAACAAAAGCACCTACCTCAAACCATTCATCACTACGGACATTGATAGTGACAGATGGCTTATGCTCACACCAGCACCGCTGATAGGCCAACCACATCTCTAGCTGGTCGATAGCACTCAGGTCAGATGTGACTACTGCACCCTCTGGAGCCTTCATAGGGAAGCTGAACACGGTGGTCTGTGTAGGCTTCATCACATCAGGCTCAGAAGGAATACCTTGGTCCTTCATAAACTGCGTCAGAGGGTCTTTGTTATCACCACGGACAGTACGAATATAATAGGCTGAGTGACGAGCATGAATACCACTGGCACTATCAACCAGTTGGGATACAGTCCCTGACGGTTTGACACATGTAATAGCAGCAGCAACAGGAATACCAAGACGTTCAGCCCACTCAGCATTAGTAACAACAGCAACATTCTTTAGATGCTCCAATGTTTGAGAGAGGCCAGCATTTTTTGTCGTCATAAGTGGGTTGTCCATGATACCCGTCAACGACACACCTAGCAGACGTTCTTCTTCTGTGTTGGTCTGCCAAATCTTACGCAGGTAAGGGAACTTGGTGTAGGTAGATTGAATAGTTCCTAGAATGGTAGCAAGGCGAACCTTTTCTTCCAATGTCTTGATCGTATCTGTGGCACGAACAACAACTTCCGTTAGATTGCAGAACTGATAGGGACGCAGGATAATCTCTGAGCATGGGTTAGTGCCAAAGTCGTAGTCAGTCTTACGGCGACCATTCTTAGCTGCCTGTTTCTTAGAAGCCTGACGGTTGAAGATACCTCGCTCACCTGACCCTGACTCCACAAGTGCAGTCCATTCACGCATGAAGCTAACAGCATCTGGTTTCTCAGTGTAGCTAACAGAGTTATTAGCCAAACCACGTTGAGGATTGTTCTCCCACCAGTTACCAGACTTAGCATAGCGCATACGATCATCTGACAAGTTAGACAAAGAAATCATAGCTGAACGACGAACACCGCCAACTACAACAACTTCACCAATCTTACACATAATGTCGTGGCATTCAATAGAAGACAGCTTACGACCTTTAGCATTGACAAAGACACTACAGACAAAGTTAAATAAGTCAATCAGTGGGGCTGGACCTGATGCACGACCACCAAAGGTCTTCAACTTAGCACCAGCAGGACGTACCAGAGAGACATCCCACTTAGGAACTTCACCAGAGTAAAGCAAAGCAATGACTTGACGCAGAGCCTTAGCCCAACCCTCTTTGCTATCCTTGACCACTACGATAGTTTCTGACTGGAACATATTCTCAGGTACATCTGGCAGCTTACTGATAAACTGACGCTCTACAGAGAAGCCTACGCCAGTGCCACAGAGCAAGATAAACATAGCTTCATCAAAGGACTTAGGGTCGTCTACAGGCATATACGAGCAGTTATAGCCAGCAGTGTTGTCTCGCTCTAGAGCAGGACCAGCGGTCATCATTGCGCGCATGGAAGGCATAATGTCCAAACCAAGGATAGCTTGTTCGATAGCAATAGCCTCACCACCTACATGGTCAATGCTTGCAAGAGATTTATTTACAACATTGTCGATATAGCGAGAGACTGTCTCTCCCCAGTTCTCACGACGACCCTCTTCTTCAAGCCAACGGGCATACCGACTTGTGGCAATAAAGGACTGATAGTCTGTAGGCAAATAGTTGTTATTCATTCTTATTCCTTTTACACAAGATCGCTTAGGTTCACATTGGGGTAGTCTTTGTTCTTAATAATCTTACCATCACCTCGACGAAGGATAGTTCGATCAGGCTGAAAGCAACGACCAAGATTGTTTTCATGCACACGGTTAAGGGCTTCTTCTAGGTTATAACCCTTAGCGTTAGCATATCCATAGATTACATAAACTAGGTCAGCAAGTTCTTTTAGTTCTTCTATCTCTGTCTGTGCATCAAGCATCAACTCTTGGTATTCTTCAGTAATCAACCTCATATACAGATTAGGGTCAGGCTTTTGATCCAACACTTGACTAAATGTCTTTACCATCTGTGTTACTGTAAGCATAGATTTATCTTTCTTTTTAGTTGGTGGGTTGTAGTATTCCCACATTACTCCCCCAGTATCCATGTCTTTAATGTCGTGTTCGTTAATCAATCCGTTCTCCTGTTGTGTGCAGCAGATAAACCTTTGATGCAGACATTAGACTGACCTTCCATAAAACTCAGTCTGGTGTGTCTTGTTGGCATCAAATAAATACCAGCAACAGTTATCTTTACCTGTTCCCTTGCTGTTTTCAATCCACTTAACCCTACCAATAGACACTACCTTAGCACAGTAAGTCATAAAGATTGCTGACTGTTTAGTGTGCATCCAATCTGCATCAAACAACAACCAAGTGGGACAAATGTTAAGCCAATGGTCAATGAACGGGTGCAAGAAGTCTCTTTCCCAAGGTGGGTTAGTGATACACATATCTACGACACCATAGCCACCAAAGTCAAGAGTTAAAGCATCTGCCTTATAAATGCCTGACGCTTGTGGTTCAATATCGCATTGATACAGACATTCACCATGACCCCCTGTTAAATCCCAGATGTGTCTAACAAGACGACCATCCCCCGCGCAGGGTTCTACATAATCAAATGTATACGGAAGATGGTCAATCAGTGGTCTTACAGCTTCGATGGGCGTGGGGTAGTAGTCCCGTTCAATCCTATCGAAGTTACTACGCTTTCCTATGATTTATCCTCCAACCCTTGTTTGTTTAGGTATCCAATAGCACCTAACAAGATTTCTGTATCATCAAAAGCCATCCCCAAAAGGGTATTACAGTGCTGGCACAGTAGCCCCCTGATCCGCATTGTTGCGTGGCAGTGATCTACAAACAAGTGTTTATCAGACCCTTTTTTGCAAATAGCACACTTTCCTTGTTGAGACTCTAACAAAGAGTTGTAGGAACTTGGGTCTAAGTTATGGTTAGACTTAAGTCCCTTTTTTCTATTACGAAGTTTAAGGAACTCTGGATCATTCTCTTTTCTATGCTGCAATAGTAAATTAGCTGCGTCTTGAGTGCAAACTCTGCAAATACTCTTTCTGCCGTTGATGCCTTTTTTATTAAGGTTAAAAGAGTCCCAACTAAGAAACTCTCTACAGTGACCGCATACCCTACCTAGATTTTCCATACTGTCGTTCTAATGCCTCAACACTAATCCACTGTGGTTCATAGACGCCATTCTCAACTTCTCGTTTTACAAAGATACCTTTGGCCCATTCATTATTCGCCTGACCAGCCCAAGTCTCTTCTGCGCCTTTAAAACAACCTGCCACAAGGCCAATGATAGGTCGAGGGTGAGAAGAGTCCTTGAAGTATAGGCTACGCTTATGGCTGTGTCCACAAGTAGAACTGTGGTTACGGTTAGAGATTACACTATAGGCGTGGTGCATCCCAGAGGTGGCAGTTCCATAGTTCCCAGAACTAAAGTAGTGGGCGTAAGAGACACCATCGTAATCAGCAATAGATGGTGCTGAGTTGTGATACTCATGGTATTCATCAAACCAATGGTCAGTTTGCAAATGACTGAACGAGATACCATACTTGTCACCCTCTAGTCGTGGATCAACTGAGATAGCCTTCTTGATACGGTTCTCATGGTTTCCTTCAAAGCCAATGTAGAATGGACTTTTACGTTTATTGTGTCGAAACTTCCACCGCATACGCTCCATAGCATCGTTGTAGTGTTCAACGTCAGCTTGATAGGATTGAGATACGATAGCTTGTGGGTAACGAGTGTCGTATGTATTTAACGACCGCATATCAGCGCCATCACCCAAGTCAACGACATAATCTGGTTTAAGGTCGTATAGAAACTCACCTAGCCAACTAAATCGTTCATTACTTACTGATGGGTCTGTATGCCCACAGCTAAAGACTACTACTGTTTTACTCATTTATCCACCCTTCTGGAATTAGTTTATCAGAATACTGAAACCCAAACTTGTCGCACCAATCAGCATAAGAAGTCTTTGAGCCTTTGTTTATCTTTGCTTTGGAGTTAGAAAATACAAAACGAATATCAAGTGTTGGTCTCTGCTGTTTAACTAGTAAGTGTTTCTTTCGATCAGCAGCAACAAACCTACCTTTAGACTCAATAATAATACCGTTAGGAAGTTCAAAGTCAGGTGTGTAAGTATGAAGGCTTTCTGGAACAGAGTATGTAATTTTACGTTCTTCATACTTGACTGGCACAGACAGAGACTTGAGTTGATCAGCAATCTTATCCTCAAGTCCTGATCTGTAACCGTTCTTTATAGCTTTGGAGGTTCCCACAGTTGATCGTCGTAACGCCTTAGCCATAGTAATCTCGCATTCTCAATAACTCTCTCTGTGTTGCCATCATAGGCTTTAACTACAGCATCCCATAGGCTTTCTTCTGTGTTACAACTAGCTAATAGCTTATCAGCTTTGACTGGACCAATGCCGTGGATACCTACGATGTTGTCTGCCCTGTCTCCAGTCAAGATTTGAGTATAGAAGAACTTAGTCCCTTGAAACGGCTCTACCTTACTCCACTCCCCCTTACCAAAGTTATAGTGCCAACAAGGGATTTGAAGCATGTCCTTATCAATAGAGGCAACGACACAATTATAGTTAAGTGCAGCAGCAGCTTTTGAGATTAGGTCGTCAGCTTCTTCTCCAGAACTTGTAATAGCGCCATAACTATCGGTAAGATAACCTCTTGTAATACCTAGATATTGTGGTTTCTCAGTATGCTTCCTATTCCCTTTATAGTCGTGAGACTTAGCAATGTCATACCGAAAGTTTCCACTACCTGTTAGGTAAACTTGAAAGTCACTTGATGATGGAAACGGAAGGTCAATACACTCACTAATAATGTAAGTAATCAACTCTTCCGTCTTTTTTACTGCATCATCTGGGGAATCATCTTGAGTGGAAAAAGCAGCCCTATATGCGATGATGTCTCCATCGATCAAGACTTTACCTTTACTACTCATTCTGTTTCCTTAACCAAATGTTACTGTACCATCTTCTTTTTCAAATCCAACATTCTCTACATAAGTATAGCCAACGCCACGAGTTGCAAAAGCATAGCCATGAGCAAGTGAGTGCAAGTCGTCAATACCGCTTTTTGTATAGATCAACTCGCCAGCAACACCATCTTCTTCTTCATTAAGTTCAAAGATAATAGTCATTTTCATTTTATGCTACCTTAAACAATTCGTTGTTAGCGTTATTCTGAGTTCCAGCCTGATAAGGAACATGCTCTAGGATACCTACGTTTACCAAACGGATACCAGCACCATCACTGTAGACATCAAACTGAACCATAGCCTTAGTCCCATTACCCAAAGCGCCATCATCCTCAAAGGACCACCAACGCTTGTTCTCAGGGTCACGCAAGTCAACTACACCAACTGGACCACCATAGTTTACTTCTGTGGTTCCCTTCTTATTCTCAAAGGACTTGATGTTATCTTTCATATCGCGCTTCATCTTCATAAACTTACCAACACCAAAGTCTTGGTTTCCGTCAATGATGCGTTTGTTACCCATAGGCTCTAAGTTAAGACCCTCAGCAGTCAGCTTCTCAATCTGGTCGTAGTCAGTGAAGTAAGCGTTAGTAATATACTGACCGCCCTTCTTGGCTAGGTCTTTCTGAAGTTTGTTCCCGTTAGGGTCACCCATGTCCGCATTCTCTGGGAATACCCGTGCATATTCCAAAATCATTTCCATTGTATAACGAGCCATTAGATTTCCTTTCTCGGCTATGTAATAGTATATAAGACCTTTTTCAGCAATCTTAGACACAAAATGTTGTAGAAAACTCTAAGTCTCGTGCATTAGGTAGAACCTGTTGCACAAAAGACTCAGTGGATACTTGCGTAGGTATTTCCGAACTGAACATCAGCCCCAAGAGGTACGTTAAGTTGGACCTTCTCGTTAAGTTTAGTTGCTGCCCAGTGCATTAGTCGTTCCACTTGTTTCTCTTTGCCTAACTCTACAAGAGCAATGATTTCATCATGGAATTGACCAACAGTGTTTATGCCATTCTTACGACACAGAGCAACCCAAGTATCAAAGCAGAAGACGCCTGTGCCTTGGTTCAGAGTAGAGAAACGGTCTTTATCAGAACGTAGGCTATACCAGAACTTAGAGACAGGGTTCTGTAGCCACATAGACCCAAACAACTCTCTTGTACGTACACCCTCAGAGACCTGCTTAATAGCCCAGTTACGAGACCAAAACGCTTCTAGTAGTGCCTTAGCCTCTTTAACACTTAGGCCTGTCCCACGGGCTAGTTTAGCGGCCCCAATGCCATAGGTAGCACTGTAGTTCACAACCTTGTAGGACTTACGGACTTTCTTAAGGTCTGGTCGTTCTCCACGATTGTAAGCATCAATGTCGTCTTGAGTAACAGTTCCAGCAAACTTAGCCAAATCCAAGTGTGGGTCGAAACCTTCACGAGACATATCTTCTACATAGTCAGGGTCTAGAGGCTGCATATAGTGTCGTTTGGTGGTATCCTCTAGGCTAACCATATCAGCACCAGCAAGTATGTATCCCTCTGGGCAGGTAAGGCAACCCCTGATGATGTCACCATAAGGCTTGTCAACGCTAGGAAGGTTTACAAGGGGCTTAGAATGTTTGAACCGCAGGGTGTTAGTCAGGCCAGCAATCTCAGCTTTGAGGTATCCATCAACATGACATTCCAAGAAAGACTTTAGGATGCCAGCACGATGGGTTAGGACAGTCAGACCATCAAGAAGATCGACAGCAGGATCAACTTCTGCCAAGTCCTTAACACTCTCACAGAGGTCACTTTCATTACGGATTTGTGCAATCATCCTTTCGTCACCAGTTTCTTTGTCTCGCACAAACTTGAAGGTAATCGGTTGCCAACCTAGAGAATATAGCCAATCTTTTACTTGGTCGTTAGAGTTAGGGTTACCAAGTTCTTCCCCTGTCTTGACGACAAAAGACTGTGTGGTAACAGGTTGTTTGTATTCCTTGCAGAGTTCTTCCCACTTCTCCCCATGAGCAGACAAGGAGTGGTTCTTACGATACATATTCTTTGGTTGCGTAACTACACGGGTCAGAATACGCTTAGGCATAGCATGAGACAGTTGCTCTACCTTTTCTTCTTTCAGCACCATAATCTCGTCGTGTGCCTTCTGTGCCATAGGAACATCTAATTTCCACCGCAGGGCTTCTTGCTCTCTGGCACAGTCCATCTTGAAAGTAAGGTAGTCTATAAAACGGTCTTTGTCTTCTAAGTCAGGATACAAACGGTTTAGCTTAAGGTCCAAGTCACGCCAAAGTCTAGTATTGATCTTAACGTCTTCGTCACAACGATGGGCATAGTCTTCTGGTGTTAGGCTGCTCCAATCTGTAATGACAGGCTTAGGGACACCATACTCTACACCATATCCCTCAAGACCATGCTTGATACGTTCATGGTTAAGATACCAAGACAGGGCAAGAGTATCGATTAGACGGGCCTTGACCTTAATACCTAAAACCTTTTCCACTGCTACGATGTCGAACCTGACGATATTATGCCCGATAAGAACCTTAGCCTCAGTGAAGAACAATCGCATAGCTTCGTAGTCGTGGGTATGGTGAACATTTCCATCAGACCCCATCCAAGAGATAACATGAATCTTGGTTAGCTTATCAAGAAGTCCATCGGTTTCAATATCAAATACTGTCATACATACCACCTCAATCTGTATTTGCTTAGGGGTATCTTAATGTATTTAATACCCTTTGGTTTCCAATCACACAAGTCAAGAGATAGTTGTGCAGCTATGTAGTGTAACTTGTGTGGTCCCTTGAAAATTCGACTAGAGAGCCAGTGATACTGTTTCATTAGGCTACCTCCCGCAAAGTAAAGGTTTCAGTATTAAACCTCATCTTTCCAGCAGAGCCTACCTCAGAACAAGGTCGGTTCTTCTCTACTCGAATGTGGGTAGTGTTACGTTCTTCGATTGTAGGCGCATCCTTGTCTCGTTGCAAGTCAATAATCACAGATGCACGTTGACCAATCATCTTACAGTATTTGGTGTCGCCATTGTCATTGGTA